ATGAACAACCAATACTTGCATCTATCAGAAGTTGCATTCTGGGAAAATGGTGCAAGCCATGTTTCAGCATTGATGCAAACCGTTGGTGATGACCCCGGCACTGAAATCATTATTGAATCAACTGCAAATGGTATGGGTAATCTATTCTATGATTTAACCATGTCGGCAATTGATAATAAGAACAACTTTGAAGTTATCTTTATGCCATGGTTCTGGTATGAAGGTTATGCAACAGTTCCTCCAAAAGGTTGGCATAATAATATTCCTCATGCTTGGCAAGATTATGGTGCACAATTTCAATTAAACTATGCTCAACTATACTGGGCATTTGAAAAGAATGCAATCATGGCCGCAAGTATTGGAGCATCATATGATGAACCATGCTGGACATTTAGACAAGAGTATCCATGCACATTGGCTGAAGCATTTGTTTCAAGTGGTAATAGTTACATTCCTCCACATTTGGTTGCAAAAGCAAGAAAACCTGAAGAGGAAGTTTTACCTAATGGTCCGCTCATTATTGGAGTAGACCCTAGTAGAAATAAAGATAAGACAGGCATTATTAGTAGACGCGGTAGAAGAATGGGTAAAGAGATTTGTATAAGACTTGACCCAGAAGGTTCTACAGAATATGTGTCACAATATGTTGCACAACTTATAAGAGATTGGAATCCTAAGATGGTTAATATTGACGTAACCGGAGTGGGAGCAGGAGTATATGATAATCTATTAGCATGGGGCCATGGTCATTGTATCAATGCAGTAAATTTTGCAACCAAAAGTTCTATCAGGAATCCGGATGGTTCTCCCAAGTATGCTAATAAGAGAGCCGAAATGTATGGTGAAATGCTTGAATGGTTCAATCAGGATATGCCTGTTCAAATACCTGATGATGATACATTGCAAGCAGATATTTGTGCACCAGAATGGGGAAATGGCAAGACATCCTTTACAACCAATGGTTCCTTACAATTGGAAAGCAAGGATAAGATACAAGAGAGATTAAAGCGTTCCCCAGACCTCGGAGACGCTGCTGCATTATGTTTTGCAGTTCCTATTGAAAGTATGATGAGTTTCAATAATTCACCGGTTGCAATCACTAGAGGCAAACCTAAGAACAGTATGACAGGATATTGATATGAAAGAATCAAATGGATTCATTGTGGGATTGTTTGCTTTGAGCATGATACCGGATAATGAAAAGCAAGTATTTGAGCATATTTCAAAGTATTCCACCAAGGATATGAGGGAAGACTATGCTTATTACAAGTTAAATAAGACTGTCATCCCTGAGAATATGCTTCAACAATTTGAAGTATTTTTGAGTAATACAAAATCATTAATCAAGCATTTGGAAGCCAATTATGACCAAGAATAATAAAGAATTTGTTGTAGTAGATTCTCGTCCTACAGTAGGAGCATTGGCTTCCATCCCCGATACCCTTAATAATGATTGGGACAAATGGACTGATAGAATGGGTGATTCAGAACATTCTCAAAAAGAATTACTTGAATCTGTAAAACAATTACATGAATATATTGATGCCAAGGGTGATATTACTCATCTTATTGAGGATTCTATACTTGATGATATTGGTATGAAGGCTGTCAGAGAATGGGAACAAGATAAGGGTTCTATTACAAAGTGGAGAACCATGGCAGCGGATGGTTTGAAACTTGCCTCGCAAGATACTGGCAAGGATACTAATGATTCTGAATCCAATTTTCCATTTGAAGGTTGTTCAGATGTTCATTTACCATTACTCATTCAGGCTGCTCAACATTTTAATGCAAGAGTATATCCAGAACTCGTAAGAGATGGTGATACTGTTCAGGTGAAGGTTTTTGAGAAACCTTCAAAGAGTCCTGACCCAATGGATTTGTTAAAATTGACTGAGCCTCCTCAAGACCCTGCTCAACAACAAATGTTTCAAGCATATATGCAGAATCAAATGCAAGTTATTCAGAAGCAAGAGCAGATGGAAGAATTGCAAGCACAGGCAAAGAATGCTCGTGGTAAAAGAGTTGCTGATTATTTGAATTGGTATTTGTTTTATAAAACTCAAGGTGAATGGGAAAGTGATACAGATTTATTGTTAAATCAAATTCCTATTACTGGAATTGCTTTCAAGAAGGTTTACATGAGTCCGGATGGATTGAGAAGTGAATATATTTCTCCAATGCATTTGACTGTTCATAAAGATACAAAGTCCATGAATACTTGTCCTCGTATTACTCAGGATTATACAATGTATCCTTATGAAATACTTCAGGCACAATTGACTGATAGATTCCGTTATGTTGAATTACCTAATATGGGCAATGTCAATCAGGATGAAGAATCTCCAAGAGAGATTATTGAACAGTTTAGAATGATTGATTTGGACAATGATGGATTGTCTGAGCCGTATCTTGTTACGGTAGATACACAATCAAAGATTGTTTTAAGAATTGAACCAACATTTACTAAAGAAGATATTATTGTCAACAATAAGTTGAATCGTATTGGTATGATTAAAAAATGGAATGCATTTGTTGCTTTTCAATTCATGCCAGACCCTCAAGGTTCATTTTATGGAAGTGGTTATGCCAAATTATTGGCTCCAATGACTTCAAGTATTGATACAAGTATTAATCAATTGATTGATGCTGGAACCATGCAAGTGGCCGGTGGAGGCTTTATTGGTGGAGATGTTCGCTTCATGGGCACAGGACAGGCCGGTGCGTTGACACAGAGACCCGGTGAGTGGCTATTTGCTCAAACCACAGGTGGAACTTCATTAAAGGATGCAATCGTCCCTATGACCGTCCCTAATGCTTCTGAAGTTACTATGCAATTGACTCAAATGTTAATTGAAAGTGCAAAAGATATTACTGGTATCAAGGATGTCATGACAGGTGATACGGCTACGACGGCTCCTGTTGGGACAACTTTTGCTGTTCAACAACAGGCTTTGACACAATTTACTGCAATTTACAAGAGAGTATATCGTGGATTCAAGGAAGAATTCAAAATGATATATGATTGTTTACAAAAGTGGGCAACAGATAGAGAGCGTCAAGAATACGCTGAATTGACTGGTGGAGACTTTGATGCAGACTTTGCAGATGATTCTACAAGCATTGCACCGGTTGCTGACCCAACTGCTGTAACAAGTATGCAAAAGACTGCAAGAATACAGGCTTTGACACAATTTGCAGAGAGTGCTGTTGGGCAAGCTGCGGGTATGACTCAGCCCGGTCCTGCTGCTGAATTGGCCAAAGAGGCTATGCAAGCATGGGATGTAGACCGTCCTGATAGATTCATTGCAGATATTCCGCCTAATCCTGCTGCACAGGCAGAAATGCAAGTTAAGGCTCAAGAAGTTCAGGCTCGTGCACAAGATTTACAAGCATCTGCTGCACTTAAAGTTGCTAAGATAAATGAAGTTAAGGCTGGTGTTATTCTTGACCAAGCAAAGGCTCAAAGAGAGATTGGATTAAGTGCTGTGGACAGTATTGCTTTGCATCGTGAGGCGGACCATATCAGACATTCTCCTTTAGAGAAATCATTAAATCAGGCTGAGATGATGGACAATAATGACCCATCATTGAATGAAGCTGCTAATCCTCAAGGTCTTGGTCAATAATGACAGAGGCTGAAGAGTATAAAGAGGCATTACCACTAACCTCTATAAAAGGTGAAGTTCCAATTCCAAGTGATGAGGACTTTGCATCGTGGACTCGCAATCCTGTTACAATCTTTGTTGCGGCTTATTATAAGATGATGGCTGATGAACAGAGAAAAGAATGGGATAATTATTCATGGAATAGTAGCAAGGCTATTGACCATGAACTCTTATACAGAATACTTCAAGAGTTAAGAATTCGCGAAGAGATGTATAGGTTATTTTTACAAACAAAAAAGGAAACCTATGAGCACAAACTCAAAAGTAGATAATTATGGACATATTGACGAAGTAGCTTTGTCACAAGTCCCATCATTAGAAGAATGTTATGTGACTTTGAAACCCCAAGAATTTAAAATCATCATTGCACCTGCGGTTGCACCAAAAGAATCCAAAGGCGGAATTCTATTGGCAGATTCAACTAAAGAATCAATGGGAGACCGTTATCAAATTGGACGGTTGGTTGCAAAGGCTCCATTAGCATTTGAAAGTATTTGCATTGAGGGTCAAGAACCCAAGATTGGAGATATTGTAAGATTTGCACGTTATGCTGGTGGAGAGCATATTGATATTGATGGTAGAACTTATCGCATCATGTTGGATAAGGATATTATTGGTGTTTATGATATGGAAAAAATTGCAGCATTTAACAAGCGCGACGGAGGGTTACATTAATGGCTCGTTCACAAGCAACAAAAGATGCTGAAGAGGCAATGCGTCAGAAGTATCTTGCGAAGATTACTTTGGAAGACAATTCTTCAACTGATATAAATACGAATAACGATTCTCACAAGGATGAGAATGAAGATTATTATTCCGAGGAGAATGATAATTCAGACCCTGTTAGTAAAGTTGCAAAACAACTTGGCTGGGTTCCGAAAAATGAATGGTCTCGCGATGAACAGGCTTGGGAGCCAGCGGACAAGTTTCTAGAAAAAATCCCTACTCGCATCAAATCTTTGGAAGAGCAATCTGAAAAAATGGCACAAGCTGCGGCTGAAGCCATGGAAGAGGCTCATAAGCGAGCCAGAATGGAAGCAGAGGCAGAAATGCTTGCTGCTATTGAATCTGGTAACAAAGAATTGGCGAAACTTGCTGCAAGTAAAATGACCCGTTCAGATGATGCGGTTCAAGTTATGAAGTGGCAACAATCAAATCCTTGGTTTACTTCAAAAGAACCAAAATATTTGGCTGCAATAGGTTACGCGAAAGAAATTTCCAACCTTGAAGCAGCGAAGGGGATGCCAACACATATTCAATTAGAGCGTGCAGAACAAGCTGTAAAGAAGCAATTTCCTCATTTATTCAAGAGAATAGTTGCAGAACCTACAAGTGCTCCTCCGGTTGTTCAAGGTGGCAATAGAAATAGTGCACCGAATCCTAAACCAGTTACAGCATGGGCTTCTTTGAAGCCTATTGAAAAGCAAAACTTGACTAACTTGGCCAATAAGTTCGCGAAGAAGTATAAAATGCCTCTCGCTGAAGCACAAGAAATGTTGGCAAAAAGTTATCAGAAACCAAAGGGACTATAAAAAATGACGACAAAATTAGATGCCGTTAAGGCAAGAACCGCAGAATTGATGGCTCTACGTAAAAATAGAGACCCGCATTCGCTAGACCATTTTGGAACAAAGCGTTTGGACAAATATTCGGCTGACCAACTTGATACAGAAAATTATGTTTACTGTTATCAGAATGATGAGAAGAATAATATTCCAAAAGCCTTGGAACGTGGATATGAATTCGTAGAAACTTCTGAAATTCATAATTACAAGACTTACGATAATAATGGAGAGAGTTCTTCAAGAGTTCGTGAATATTGTGGTAAAGATGAAGAAAATCAGAAGCAATACACATACTTGATGAAAATTCCTAAAGCCGTTTGGGACTATGACCAAGCAGTTCAAGTAAAAGAACGTTCAGATAGAATGAAAGGAATTCTAACGAATGTAGACCCATCTAGTCTACCTAACGTTGATTCATCATCGGTTGGTGATGGAAAAGGCGTTTATTCAGTAGAGGGTAATCAGGCTACTAAAACTGAACCCCTCGCAACCCAAACCGTTAAAAGGAGCCGATAAAAATGGCAAATCAAAATACATTGGGCGGGTTGAATCCAATTCAGATGAACGGTGAATCAGTTTTCCGTGCAAGTTTGGTTCGATTCTATATCCCCGCTTCAGATACTAACGCATATTATGTTGGAGACCCAGTTGTTCGCACAACCAACGTATCCGGTCAAGGCGTTCAAGGCGTCACTCTAGCAACCGGTGCAGCCGTCACAGGAGCCGTTGTTGGCTTCGTTGGTGCTACTGCTGCAAACTCGGCTGTGACCCCAACTCTTCGTGGCTTGCCAGTCGGACCAGTTTTCCGTCCTGCTTCCACAACTCAAGATTGGTATGTTCTTGTGTCTTCAGACCCACAGACTCAATATTCAATCCAAGTTTCTAATACAGACGTTCTTCCGGCTTCGGCTATTGGCAAGTCTGCAACTTTGGTTGCTGCTACTGCTGGTAACCCAATCACTGGTTCTGCTTTCACTTTGAATGCAAACTCGGTTGCTTCTGGTTCGCAACAAACAGTCACTATCACAGCATTAGACCCTTACGCTGTTAATAATGACCCAACTCAACCATACGCAAAGTATCTTGTCAAGTTGAATACTTCAACTGAGACATCTGCTTATGTTGGCATTTAATAGAAAAGGATAATAACAAATGGCTGCTGTAATTACACGCGCAAATCATCCTGATTTCTTGTATCCGGGTATTCTTACATCTTGGGGTTTGTCATATGACAAGTTTCCAGATATCTATACTCAAATCTTTGAAACAGTAGATGGTTCACTTCAAACTGAATACCTTGTCGCATCGTCTGGCTTCGGCTTGGCTCGCGTTAAAACTGAATCTAGCCCAGTTACTTACGACTCTGACGCGGAAGACTATGTAACAAAGGTGACTCCTTCAGTAATCGGTCTTGGTTTCCAAGTAACTCAAGAAGAACTTGAAGATAATCTTTATGAAGAAATTGCAATGTCTCGTGCCGATTCTTTGGCATTCTCAATGCATACTACCATTGAAATTGAACATGCTAATCTTTTCTTGAATGGTTTCTCCAACACAGTTCTTTATGGTGATAATCAACCTTTGTTCAGTGCATCGCACCCAACAAAGTCGGGTCTTCAGTCAAACGTTCCTTTGGTTTATTCAAACCTTTCGGAAGCATCTTTGGAAGATGGTTTGATTTCCATCTATCAAACAAAGAACTCACGCGGATTGAACATTTCTTTGCAAGCAAAGAAGTTGATTGTTTCTTCTGCCAACGTTTTCAACGCTAACCGTATCTTGGCTTCACAGCTTCGCACTGGTTCTGCAAACAACGATATCAACTCAATCAAAAATTTGAACCTTCTTCCTGAAGGTGCATTGGTCAACCCTTATTTCGGTATGGGTTCCGCTGCTTGGTATATCCAAACAAATATCCCAGAAGACAAGGGCTTCTTGTCCATCTGGCGTCGTGAGCCTACTTTGGAGCGCGATAATGAGTTTGATACTCAAAACATGAAGTGCCGTTCAACTGCCCGTTTCGCACCTACCGTTGCTGACTGGCGTGCCGGTTGGGGTAATGCTGGTTCGTAAGAATCTGCTTTATTTCATAAATATACTTGTAGAATAGGAGGGATTTATAATGGCTTACAATATGAATCCCTCCTTTTTCTCTGACACTTATCAGTCTGGGGATGCTTATTTTTGTTGTGATATTTGTGCCGGAACATTCCGTAGAAGCAAAATGCTCACAACTTGGAATAATCTTCGTGTAGATAGAAAATGCTACGACCCAAGACCTCCTCAAATGTTACCTCTAAATCTTCCACCAGAAGGTGTTCCATTCCCTGATGCAAGACCGCAACAGGATAATGGAGACCGTTTGCAAGATATTACATATCTGGATGGTAAGATTGGAACTATAGGTTTGAATCCAAATAACCAAAGTGAGAATGGGCAAACCATTCCTCCGGGGGGTTTATCTCCTCGTAATATTTTACAATCTCCTCAAGAGTATGGGGCCAATATCTTGGAAGATGACATCACATTTATTACGGGTGTTGTTCCTGCTCCAAATAATAATTAAGGAATATTATGGGAATTTTTACAAGTTACACACCCACCACATATCTTCTTCCAACTGATACTTTCATAATTGAGAGAATTGCAAATGGTGGTCAAACATATTCCATTCAAGCACAATACATGAATTTTGGGAATGCCGTGGTCAGCAATACATATGATATTGCAATGGGCTTCACCGGTTTGCTTCCCTCTTCTCAAACACTTTTTGTATTCAATACCGCAACATCATTTTCTCTGCCATCGGGTCTTCCGGGTTCTCATTTTACCCTTCAAAATGCTCCGAATGCAGATATTACTCTAACTTTGAATAAAAATAATACCAACGTTGGCTTTATTGTTTTTGCAAATGGTTCTGTAACGGGTTCTCCGACTTTCCCCTCCACGATTTCTTATACATCCGGAGATGAGTTGAAAGTCATAACCAATACAGTTTCCAATGCTCAAACCGTGGCCCTAACATTTAAGGGAGCGAAATAATGTCTACTCTATTCATTGATGGATTTGATTGTTATCCCAACGTTTCTGACAGTTCAAATGGTCTACAAGCCTATTGGTCTGTTTACAACGGTTATGGCAATTTGCAAATTGCAAGCCCCGGAAGATTTGGAGGGCAATGTGTCACAGCAAATGGTTATGTGAACGGAAATAACGGATATTTTCAAAAGGGTGTTGCTGCAACTTCAACATACACCATTGGATTTGCCACTCGTATGAATCAATTCATTACGGGAACAGTTGATTATTCCTTCCAATTTTCTTCTGCCAATATTGGCGTGGGAATGAATTCCAATCAACAATATTACATATATTCTGGAAGCACAACTTTAGCAACCGCTCCAAACTTTATTTCAGTGGGTTCTTGGCATTATCTTGAACTTGAAGTCAGCATTGGCTCGTCAGGATATGCAAATCTTTATGTTGATGGATTATTGCAAGCATCATTCACAGGTAACACAGGTTCGGGAACCATTACAAGCATTGGACTTGGATTGTTTGGGGCACAAGATACCAGTCACTCAACAAACCATTCTTTTGATGATGTTTATGTGTCAAACGTTGCCACGAGATATGGAGAAAGACGTGTTCAAACTCAAGTTGTGACTTCAGATGTTGCGGTCCAATTTACCCCCTCAACAGGTTCAACAAATTATAATTTGATTGACACTTTACCGGTCCCTGCTTCTCCAACTGCAAATGTTTTTGCAAGTGTAGCAGGATATCAGGATTTGTATACCGTTGCTCCTTTGGCAAATAGTCCTTCAACAGTTTCTTGTGTTCAAATTCGTGTTTGCGCGGCTAAAGATAATTCGGCCACCAAAACTATTGCTCCTGTCATGAAATCGGGTTCTACCACAACAGTTGGAACAACATATGCTGTGACAAACAGTTATTTGTATTACACAAATATCTATGACCAGAACCCGGCAACATCTTCCGCGTGGACCAAAGATACCGTAAATGCTTTGGAGATTGGTCAAAAGGTTATTAGCTAATGGCTCATACATATTGGCGAATTCTTAGTGTAACCGATAGTGGAGGTTTGGCTTTAGGTCAAATCAGCATGGCGAATGCTATTGGCGGAGCCAATCAGTGCACAGGCGGAACTGCATCTGCTAATTCCACGTATGGGGGATATGTTGCTGCAAATTGTTTTACAGGAAATCCAAGTGACTTTTGGTCATCAAATGGAGATTCTTTAAATGTTTGGATTCAATATCAATTCCCTTCTCCGGTAGATGTTATTGAATTAGTCATTTTTCCTCGTCCGGATTATTTGGCAAATACTCAAGGTTTGAGATTATTTGATTTACAATATTCAGATGATGGAACAAATTTTACAACTGTGGCCAACTGGTATCCGGCGACTTGGAATGCGGGGGTTAGTCAAACATTTGATGTTTCTCCAATAGCCAATATTGTTGTTGATTCGGCAATGGTTGAAAGTTTGACAAATTTGGGTCCGAGTCCCGATGCAGTTGTTTCGGCCACATTTATTGAGGCTTTGACAGCATTGACAAGTGTGGGCAATGCAAGAGTTGCGTGCAATGTTATTGAAGTTTTGACTCCGATATATAGTCCTACTCCACAACCAACAGGAGGTTGGGTATGCGTGATACAATAAATGCGCTTATTGATAAATTACATAAGAGAGAAGAGGTTTGTTGGAGCACAGCAAATTTCTTTATTGAGAATAAAGATGCCCACGGTATACACGATATGGGCGTAGAAATTCAAGCATTACAAAGAGCTATTGCGACTTTAGAGGAATTACTTAAAAAATGTCAATGAGCAATTCTACAACTTATTCTTTGAATGCTGGTGAAATGATTACCAGAGCGATGCAACTTATTGGTTCATTGAATGGTTATGGAACTGTTCCAGATGATGACCAATATAATCGTGCCATTCAATCATTGAATTTGATGTTGAAGGATTGGCAAATGGACGGCACTAATTTGTGGAGAGAAACCCAAATTAGTCTAAATGTTGGGTCAAATCAAGGTTATTTTGGTAATCCTATTCCAATTTCTCCGCTTGTTTTGGATGTTTCTGAAGCAAGATGGGTTCAAACTCCTGCTCCAAACTTTTATGAGCGTCCTTTAGGTCGTATGACGTATGACCAGTATACAAATTATCCAAATAAACAACAATCTGGCGGTTCTCCGTTCACTTTCATGTTTGATAGACAAGTTTCGGGTAGTAATTTGTATATTTGGCCGCTTTTGAATGCTGGCGGAACAATTAATTGCACTGTGGCTCGTTCTGTTCAAGATGTTATTTTACCAACTGACGTTATTGATGTCCCTATTTGGGCACAACAAGCTGTTTTGTATAATTTGGCAGACCGTTTGATGGATGAAAATGGTCTTGGAATGACTGACCCGGCTACAGCCCAGAGAATTACAGAACGTGCTGTTACATTTTACGATAAACTCAAGAATTTTGACCGTCCTACAAGTCTTTTCTATCTTCCATATGGAAAGCGTCGGTCAGGATTCTATAAATAATACAAAATTTAAGGAACCATCATGGCCACATCTAATATCGGACAATTATATCAAGAACGAAATGGTTCTGGCTACTATGCTGCCGTTTTCTTGGTAAACACCACCACAGAAGCTCTTCCTCAGAGTCCTCTTAATCCGCCTATTAACACATCTGTTTCGGAAGTTCCGGCTCAGATTCTTGTTGATGTTCATGGAACACCGGTTGGAACAACTTCAAATCCTATCGTTACAACTGCCACATTTGGCGGTTCTATTACTGTAACTGCTAATGCTATCGCTAATGCCGCTTCGCAGAATTTTTCAAATGGAACATCAACTCAATTATATACGGACCTTGGCGGAAATCTTAAGGTCAATGTTGTGTCTGGGACCATCACCTCCACAACAGCAGCCACCGCAAACGCCGCCCAGCAGAATTTCGCAAATGGAACATCCAATCCCCTTCAAGCAGACCAACATGGAGCTTTAAAGGTCAATATGCAAAATTCATCGTTCACCGTGACTTTGAATTCTGCTCTTCCAACAGGCTCAAATACAATTGGTAATGTCAATTTGGCAAGCCCTCTTCCTACAGGTGCCAACACAATTGGTTCTGTAAACATTGTAGGAACGCCTTCTGTAAATGCTGCTTTGACAGGCTCAATCCCTGCGGGAACAAATGTCATCGGAGGTATTACAAACACATCTTTTGGAATTTCTGGTTCACTTCCTGCTGGTAATAATTTCATTGGTAATGTGGCGATTACAAATCTTCCAATTACTGAAACCGTCGTTGTAAGTTCTCTTCCAGCGGGTTCAAATGCTATCGGAAGCATTACAAACAGTCAATTCAATGTAACTCAGCCTACGGCTGCAAACTTGCAGATGACTCCTGTTTCGGATGGTAGTTTCCCAAACAAAGTCCAGATTTCAAATTCTGTTCCTTTGTCGGTAACAAATGGCGGCACTTTTAACGTGCAAGTGACGAACAGTGTCCCGATTACAGCCACTTTCTCGGGAACATCAATCAATGTCACTCAGTCAAATGCTGCTGCACTTCAATCTCAAGTAACTAATAATGGAACTTTTGCTGTTCAAGTAACAAATTCTGTTCCAATTCAGGCTACATTCTCAGGCTCAAGTATTCAGACAACTCAATCCAATGCGGCTCTATTGAATTCTACAGTCGTGGGCACAGGAACTTTTGCGGTTCAAGTTACAAACAGTGTAAGTCATCCTGTAACTCAAAGCAATGCTTTGGCTTTGCAAACAACTGTTTCTCAATCAAATGCTGCTAATTTGAATGCGACTGTGGTCGGAACGGGAACATTCCCAGTCCAGATTACCTCGTCTATTCCTTTGACTGCAACTCTTGGAAATTCAGTTTCCTTGGCAAATTCTACTGCAAGCATTGGTTCAATTTTGAATACAAGTTTTGGGGCAACACAGTCTAACGCGGCTTTGTTCAATGCTACAGTAGTAAATTCAGGAACATTCGCAGTTCAAGTTACTAATAGTGTGCCAATTCAAGCAACTTTCTCAGGTTCTTCAATTGCAGTTACTCAGGGAAATGCTGCGGCTCTTCAAGCCACTGTTACGGGAGCAGTTTCTGTTTCGCAATCCACTGCTGCAAATTTGAATGCTACGATTGTTCAATCAAATTCGGCATTGTTGAATGTTTCAACTTATTCATCTTCGGCTCAAGTTCAAGTCAATCCTACAAACACTTCAGGTTCTGCATATACTGCAAACAATGTCGTGGGCGGAAAATTGACATTCTCGGGTATTCTTCGTTCGCCTACACAGTCTGGTGTTCTACAATCCATTTCAATCGTGTCAAAATCTGTTCAAACCACAGGTTACAAGGTTTATGTTTTCAATAATAACCCTTCAAACACAACATGGACTGACAAGAGTGCCCCGGCGATTAATGCCGCCGATTTGCCATATTTGGTTGGAGTATTCACATTAGGGGCCGCAGATAGTGGCCTTGGAACTATGACAATCAATGTTTTGGATAATATTGGGCAAACGGTTTATTCTTCAGGCGGAACAAGTTTGTATGCCATTGTGACATGCACAACCGGGCCAACTTATACATCAACTTCAGACCTATATGTAACCCTTTCTGTATTGAGAGATTAATATGAGACTCACGGGAAGCCGTCGTTCGCTTCTTGCGGGAACCTCATTAGCATCCTCGGTCCCCAAAGGAAGTTCAGTATACATAGCAAATGCCACGGGATTTTATTCAATAACTTCCCCGGCATTTGCTAATTATGGAACAATTCAATTATGGGGAAGCGGAGCCGGTTCCGGCGCTGCTAATTCCACTGTGGCCGGTTCGGGAGGCGGGGGCGGAGGTTACCTAATCATTGACAATACTTCGGTTTCGCCAAATACGACATATAATTATGCTTTGTATCAGCCTTATTATGACCCTTATGCTGCTAATGTCACAATGCTTCTCCCATTTTCGGGAACGGTAGGAAGCGTTCCTCAAGTTATTGAAGGAAGCATGTCCACCGTGACTTTAACTCACGCAGGAACGGGTTCTGGAACAGACGGTTATTGTGAGAATACTGTTACAAAATGGGGAACAACTGCTTGTTATACAAATGGCGGTTCAAATTCCGCATCGTGGCAAATTACTCCCGGTTCATCTCTTTCCGGAGATTTTACATTTGAATTGTTCATCTATCCCATGGCGGGAGCAACAAATCAGTTCATTTTCTCAAATTATCTTGGACCAGTTTGTAATGGAGGCGGAAGCAATCCTGCTCAGTTTCTTTTCTGGTTGAATAATGGCGTTTTGACAGTTGGAAATCCTGCGGGAAGTTTCCTTGTTGGAGGTTCCGTAACATATAATACTTGGCACCATGTGGCTTGGACTCGTAAGAGTGGAGTTAGTTCCTTATGGTTGGATGGTGTTTTACAAGCAACTTCATCCGCATATACTGGAACTGCCTTGAGTTGCTATAATATTAATAATCCAGTTTCTATTAAACTTTGGATTTCAGGCTACGAATATACTGGTTTGTATCAGTTCACAGGATACTATCAGGATATGCGAGTGACAAGTGTTGCTCGCTATACCGCAAACTTCACTGTCAACACCTCTTCATATTCTCAAATTGCGGGCTATAGCGCATGGTATGGCACCTCAACAAGCGTTTCGGTTGCTCAGGCCAACGCGGGCGTTCTTCCCGGTGTGGGAGCATCTGGGGGCGCTGGCGGGGGTGTTATTGGCAACGGTATCACTTACAGTGCTGTAGGAAGCAATGGAACATCCTATGCTGGAACAACTCCGGGTAATGGCGGTAATAGTGGCGGGGGCGCTTTGGGTGGTATTGCCAATGGAACTGCCAATGCGAATGCAGGAGCAAATCCGGGAGGAGGTTCTTCGGGACAACCTGTCAATGGAAATGCCGTTGTGGGAGGATATCCACAAATTCAAGTCAATTGGTATTCAGACCCGCCTCCATCTTTGACACCATTTACATCAAATGCAATTGGTTATCAATCCGTTACGGCTCCTGCGGGAGCAAAATATGCCAGCATTGAATTGTGGGGAGCAGGAGGAAACTCTGGCTTTGCAAATGCTATTTCTAATAGTGCCGGTTCCGGGGGTGGCGGAGGTGGTGTAGTCATCTCAAATATTGCCGTGAATGCTGGTCAAGGATATAATTTTGCATTGTATCAGGCACAACAAGACCCTTATTATAACAAAGTAACATGTTTGATTCCTTTCACAGGTCCGCCTATTAATTCAAGAGCAAATCCGCCAAAAGTTATTTGGGGAGCCATGAATACGGTCACCATCGGTTCTGCCGGGGGCGTGAATGATGGTTATATTCAGAATTCAGTAACAAAGTGGGGAACACAGGCTGGTTATCTTGCGGGAGCGCAGGGTTCATCTTCTGGATATGGAAACTGGTGGCAGATTAGTCCGGTTGTTCCCATGACCGGAGATTTGACTATTGAATTCTGGGCATGGACTGCTTCGGCTTCGGGTCAACAAATCATTATGGGAAGCACGGCGGGTATTGGCCCTGCTGACCCAAACCAAGTTCAGATTGTTAGAAATGGTGGTGGGGTTGTTTTGACATTAGGTAGTGCAAGCATTACCGGAGCAGCCCTTTCATTTAATACATGGCACCATTATGCATGGGTTAGAAAATCAGGAGTAAACACACTCTATCTTGATGGTGTGGCTCAAGGGACTGACACAACCTTTGCTTCAAATTCTGTTTTGAGTGCATCTACGCAACTTTGGCTTGGCAACAATCAATTTGGTCCTGCACTTAATAACATTTATTGTTGGGGCGGATATATGAATGATTTCCGTATCACAAAGGATGTTGCAAGATATACTTCAAACTTTACACCGCCAACTTCTTCATATGCTGTCTCAGAGGGTTATTCTGCATTCTACGGTAATGTTTTGACAGATACTGCTATATTCCAAGCCAACGCGGGTCAAACTCCTTATGTCGGAAACGCAGGAGGAGCGGGCGGAACTGTTTCGGGAACATACACTATTGGGGTTGCGGGTTCAAGTGGAACTGCAAATTCAACAACAACTCAAGGCTCGGGTGGAAATTCTGGCGGGGGAGCATTGGGAGGCATTGGTTCTTCAAATGCAACTGTGGCCAATGCTGGTCAATCTCCCGGAGGCGGAGCATCGGGCCAACCTTATGCGGGAAATGCTGTATCGGGAGGCTCCCCACAAATTACAATTACTTGGATTGGATAACATCATGACTACTACTGGGCAAAATCATTCCATTGAGACCCAAATCGCTTTGCTCGGAGTAAAGTTAGACGCTAATCATCAGGAATTAAAAACAGAACTTCAGGCAATGAATACTTTGCAAAATGAGCAGAATATTCATTTGAGACAAACTTTTGAATCGCATAGAACGCAAAATGAAAAGACTTTTGCAGAAGTGCATACAAATCATGAAGCCTTGAAGTCCCGTGTTGAGGAAATTGAAAAAAAAAACGCAGAAAATAATGGTGCCAAAATCACGCATCAATATTGGATAACAACACTTTGGGGTGTTGTTGCTGGTGGATTTGTAGTTTTAATGAATTGGATTATAGCACATTTCAGTGCTGTGTTTCATATACCAAAATAATAGACGCTGGGATAAATATCCCATACCTCGGAGGATAATAAACATTATGCAAAATTTAGACTTGACTGGGAATTCAACCGTCATTGCATTTGACTTGGATACTGTCATTGAAGATAGTATTGTCGGAGCATCGGTTGTATTGCCCGCTATCACAAGCCCCGACATGATTATGAACATTCGTAACAAGAGTGGTCATACTGTTATGGCAACAACATCAACAGATGAAATCAATTATAGCCAAAGCGAACCGGCCAGCATTGCTATTCCTTCGGGAAAAGTATTGAGCTTGCGTTCAATTTGCCTCGGAATGTGGGGAGCATATACTCATGACTAATTTTTCTAATCAAAACGGGACTGGCATCGTCGTAGCCGATGGCTTCGCAACTCCTGCTGGCCCGTTGTCAGTTTCGGCAATTAAAGATATTGCATCCACAGTAGACACTTATACTGCTGTAAACTCAGATATTTTGTTTATTGCACAAAGAACTGATACTTTGGATATATATCTACCAAAAATCACGGCTTCTTCTTTAATACAATTGATTTTACCAGTTGAACCGGGTGGATTAAATTCTATCATATTGCACGCCAACGGTTCGGACCTGTTTAATAATAGTGGTTCCCCAGTCAGCACCTTTGATATTTCTTCTTTCGCGAATCAAGCGTCAATTGTTAATATTTTCGCGGGGTTGATTATGGGAAATCCGGAATGGAGATTAAGTTATTTTGCTGCTGCAAATGTTAACTAATCTATGAAAAAATCTGACCCTTGTTGGAAAAATTATAAGATGGAGGGGACAAAACAGAAGGACGGTAAAACCGTTCCAAATTGTGTTCCCAAGACCAAAAAGAAGAATAAAAAATGACCAACTTCACGAATGATACTGGCACGGGAATAGTTATTGCTGATGGGTTTGCCACACCAAGTGGACCCATTGGCGGGGGCACTATGCCAATTTTGGAGCCTGTAACTGCTACGGCAAGTTCTACAGGTGCTCCAACTATGGTTTTGGGGGCTATTAATCAGATTGTAGGAAACAATTTCTTCAATTCATATGTAAATGCTCCTCCTGCAATTTTTGGTCATCAATTTGTTACAGTGATGCCCCAATATAATTATGGGACATTTTTGCATCCTTTCGGAAGCGATACTGTTTCAGGGGCACCGGGAGATGCATCAATTTCTTATCCAAGTATAACAACTTACTATTGTTTGCAAACCGGTAATTGGAGCGTTGCTCCTGTAACATACTATCCATAAATAAATCTGTCTCTTTAAAGGAAACTAAAAAATGAAAATGTCTAAAGTAATGTCAAAGAATCCGATGACAGATATCAAGGGGACTGAAAAAGGTTCTCTTAAAGCCGTTTCTCAGCACAAGGCAATTGCCATGGGTTATGAAGCTGCTCCATCTGAGCCTCGTTCAATGATGAATCAAAAGCATAAAGGCGAAACTGGCGAAACGGTTGTTCCGGGATTCACATCCATGGGCAAGACCACTTCAAAGATTGCCATGAAGAATACCAAAGGTGCAAAGGGTTCCGAGTCAACACCTATGAAAAAGAAGTAATTTAATTCCCGATGGAAATTAAACTTTCTACGGGAAATTATGCAAAACCTTCCCTTCAACTACCTGTTGAAAGGCTTGTAAATGCATATGTTGAATCTACTCCTGCTGGTCCATCTGAAGATATAAGAACAGCGCGTCCCGGCTTAACAAAGATTTACAGTTTTGGAACAAGTCCAATCCTTGCAATGTATCAAGTCCCCGGTTTATTCAATGGGGACTTGTTTACTATTTGCGGAGAATCCGTTTATAGAAATAATAATCTAATCGGAACAGTGGCCTTTTCTCAAACCCCTCAAATTGCTGCAATTTCCGGTAAAATGGCAATTGTATCAGGAGGAGGATTGTATATCTATGATGGGACAACCTTTACTCAGCAACAATATTTTGATGATGGTGTTTCAAGATTGGTTCCCTTTTCTGGCGTAACTGTTCTTTACAATATTTTCATCTATCCTGTTGTGGGTTCCAATCAATTCTTCTTTTCAAATGTTGGTGAACCGGGAATAATAAACGCAGCCAATGAATCATTGGTTCAGGTTTCTCCTGATGATATTGTTCAATCTTTTGTTTTGGCAGAAATTGTTTATTTCTTTAAAAACAGAACAACTGAATTGTGGCAATTTACGGGTAATTTGACTGCACCATTTCAGGAAATTCAAGGTGCAACATATGCAAGAGGATGTGTGTCACAGGGTTCCGTAGTCAAAGCAGATAATGCTTTGTTCTGGATTGGAGACGATTTACAAGTTTATCGTTCTTCAACAGTTCCAGAAAGAATTTCAACATCTTTTATTGAAGATAGACTCCATTCTGAAACACAACCTCAGAATATTTCAGCATTTACTGTAAATGTTCTCGGACATATTTTTTATGTCATCAATCTTGTAGGATTGAATGAATCGTGGGCCTATGATTGTCAGACAAAAACTTGGGCACAATGGGGAACTCAACAAAGAGCACAAGAAATTCCGGGTATTTTTCAATGTTCATTAGCCGTTGGTCAAGGTAATTTTATCTTTGGCGGTTCTTATAATGATGGAAGAGTATTCAAATTTGATACTACAAATCATACAGATGATGGTGTTCCCGTTCAAGTTATCGTTTCTGGAAATGTTTTGACAAGCGGCGGTTATAACAAGTGCTTCAATGTGTCTTTACATAATGTAAGAGGTGTTGGCACAATTGCTACTCCAAATCCCGTTATAAAAATGCGTTATAGTGATGACGGAAGAACTTGGACAACATGGTATCCTGCAAGTTATGGAACGATTGCTTCTTATCGTTATAAGACAACTTGGAGAAATCTTGGTTTGATTAGACAACCCGGAAGATGGTTTGAATTCAGTATTTCAGATGCTGTGAATATTACAGTTGAAGGGCTTAGTTTAAATGAGCCTAGAGTTTGATTTTCTTTAAATCAAAGAGGTTTCCGTCAAATTTTTCATTTAATTTTTTAACAACATTCAAACCGGTTCCTTTTGTTGTAAAGCAAGTTTTTGGATATCTTGTCTTGTCTAATAGTTGGTGAACATAGCGTAAAGAAATGGGTTTGTCTTTATAAGTAACTACATAAACATATTGTTCTGTATCTAAAATTTGAACTTCGTATGGGTAATTACAAGAACTATTTGTTATTATTATTTTAGGTTTTGGACGAGACATAAGGATATTTATAATGGCATCTAATTCTATAGTTTTATCCGCAACTTTACCTACAAAAACCACCAAATTGCTTGACCCGCAAGGTTATCCTAACCTGTCTTGGTATCTTTTTTGGAGAGCATTAGGTAATAATAATTCAACCATTGACCTTACTATTTTGGAAAGTGAAATTGCCACGGCTACGGCTACGGCAAATGAAGCATTATCTGAAGTCAGCACTGCAAAAACTGATGCTGCGGCTGCTTTGACATTAGCAGAAAGTTTGGAATTTGTTACTCCTTTAATCTATGCAAATGACGAAAATATTGCTCAACCCGTTTTTGCTACCAACTTTGAAGAAACTTCTGTTACTATTGTGAATAACCTCACAATATACGAAGATACTATAAATACACATAATAATAATAGTTTAATATTTGCTGCTTTGGACCAAGGTAGCCTTATAAGATAAGGAATGAAATGACAACCAGCGTATCAAATCAAGACACAGTATTGTCCAATACAGCAATTACTGTTTTAACAAATTCTTCTCCCTTGAATCAAATCACTGTGACAAAAATGACAGTTTGTAATTTGGACTCTGTGGCTCATGCCGTTTCAGTTTTCAGAGTTCCGGCTGGCGGTTCTACATCTAATGCTACTACTATGGTTTATCAATATCCAGTTTCTGGTGGAGCAACATTGAGTTTAGTAATGGGTGGTCATACTCTTGTCAATGGTCAAACATTTCAAGCACAAACTGACACAACCAATGCAGTTGTTAATTTGAGTGTTTCATATCAAGTGGTTTCATGATTAGAACATTAAATTCAAATATCATCAACGAAATTGCCAATCATGAAGATGTAAGATTTTGGCTTGCATATAATGATGAAGTCATTGATTTGGGTCATCTCGTAAGCAATATCAATAATTATTGCTTTTTGACTGATGAACAAGATGGTGGCTACATTCTCGTTAATCATGGTAAAGGGCATTATGTTGCTCATACTTTGGCTTTGCCTTCAGCGAGAGGTAAACCAATGTATCAATTGATGCAAGATGGTTTTAGATTTTTGTTTACGAATACAGATTGTGTTGAAATTTCAACATTGGTTCCTGATGGTAACAAGAAGGCTTTGAATTGGGCAAATATTGCCGGTTTCAAACCCACTTTTAGAAGAGAAGAATTCTTCCCTCAGAATAACCAAATGATTGGTGGTCAATTCTTTACAATGACATATCAAGATTGGGTTTTAAACTGCGAACATCTTTCACAAATTGGTGAAGATTTTCATGAAAAGATTGAAACAGCCTTGGGGCATTTTAATCATCCTTATGATGCGGTTCACGATAAGTTCGTTGGAGCAACCATTTTGGGATGCAAATCTGGTAATATTACGAAGGCTATTGAGCAGTATAACAAGTGGGCTTTGCTTGCCGGATACTTACCGGTCCAAATCCTAAATAATACGCCGCCAACCATTTATATGGGAACGGCAATCATACAAATCGGGCAAGACAATGAATTAGAAATTCTTGCCGTATCAGGAGAATAATTATGCCGGGGACAGCAGCAGCAGCGATTGGAAGCGTTGTCGGAGGAATCGGTGCCGCCGGTTCAGCAGCAGCAGGATTGGCATCTGCCGCCGCACCTTTTATTGGACCGGCAGGCACAATTATTAAAGGTATTACGGGTATGGGTGCGGCAGGAAATACTGCCGGGGCCGGTCAACAAGCCGCCGCCGATGCGAATGCTTTTAATCAACAAGTTTATGGTGCTGCTCAAGGTAATCTAAATCCCTTCATTCTTTCAGGCCAATCTGCCAATAATGAATTAGGCGGATTACTTGGTTTAAATGGTAATACAAATGCTCAAAATGCTTTTGATACGTTTCGCAAAAGTTCTCCTTATCAATTTCAGTTAGACCAAGGGTTGAAGGGAATTGCAACAGAGAATGCGGCACAATATGGAAGTGGAGCAACTGCAAAAGCTTTGAATAATTATGCTCAAGGGATGGCTGGAACATCTCTTAATAATTACATGGCTCAACTTGGATTCTTGAATAATTCTGGTCAATCTGCCGCTGGCACATTAGGTAATTTTGGAAATTTTGCTAATCAGCAAAATGCAAATAATTTGTATTCTGGGGCAAATGCTTTGGGTTATGGTGCCATAAATGGTGCTAATGCTCAAAATGGCGCTATTAATGATTTGACAGGCCAATTGAGTTCATTTTTAAAACCAAGTTCTACATCAAGTTATGCTAATACTCAGCCTATTCTTGGAAATTCTGGCGGAGGTATTTTAAATAATATGCCTGATTTTACTGGAACTCATGATTATTCGGGAGTCACTTTACCCGGAACAACAAGTGTTATTAAGGGATTATAAATCATGGCTTTTGAAAATGGAATTGGCGGGACAGCATTAAACATCTCTCCTGATATGCCGATATACGAAGCACAACAAAAGGGTGCTGATGCCGCATTGGCTGTTCAACAGGATGCAGCTAAACGCGCCACTCTTGGTGTTTTGGCCAATTTGGATGTTAATGACCCTGAATCAATCAACAAGGGAATGAATTCTTTGTTGGCTAGTGGTCAGGCAGAATCTGCAAAAGCTTTGGCTGACTTGCAATTTTCAAGATGGCAGCGCCAACAAGGTCAACAAATGTTAGGACCGTTGCAGCAAATTCTTGCAAATCGTGCAAGAGCAGCGCAAGGAA